CCGACTTTTAGATAATACACATTTAGAAACAAAATAGTAAATTTTTATAAGGAGGAATCTATCATGTTTGATAAGATGAGAAAAGCAGTATATGACTATGTCATAGCACACCTTGATAAAACCGATGAGGTTTCTATCACACTTGACGATGTTTATATCGTATGGACTTGCAAGGCACTTCAGAACTGGAAGGCTTGTATTAGTACTACTCTTCCTGACGGTATGTACTATGAGTGTACATATAACGGAGATACTAATGAACTCTATCTGGACGCTTATAAAAAGTTCGAAAACAAAGTCATTAAAGATTTTAATTAATGGAGGTAACTAAAATGGCTGATATTATGTATAAAAAGCCCGCTACTTCTGTTAACCACAATTATGACATTGTAGAACATTATCTTTCTTTTGGTCAGGCTCTTGATAAGCTGATTGAAAGAGATAATGATAATACTGATAATAACGAGTATGGTATCAGAATTAGTACGTGGAACAAAGCTATTGTAATTAGAATTCAGAAACCAGATGAAGGTTCTAAAATAACAAGAAGATATCTTTATGAGAACTTACATTATAAGAACTATAAAGATGAGAATATTCCTTGGCTTCCTAATAACGAATGCATATTCAATAATTCCTGGGAAGTAGTTAAGTTTGTTAAGAATGAAAATGGAGGTAACTAAAATGGTTGATATGTATGAAAAACCCACAACTTCTGCTAACTGCAATTATAATATTGTAGAACATTGTCTCTCTTTTGGTCAAGCTCTTGATAAGTTGATTGAAAGAGAGAATGATGGTACTGATAATAACGAATATGGTATCAGAATTCGTACATGGAACGAAGCTATTGTAATCAGAATTCAGTCACGTGATGATGAATCTAAGATGACTAGAAGATATCTTTATAAGTACTGCAATGGCGAAAATATTCCTTGGGTTCCTAATAACGAATTTATCTTCAATCACTTCTGGGAAGTAGTCAAGTTTATTAAGAATGAAGACGTAATTCTTGATAAAGAGACTATCAATAAGATGACTGCTTCTATGTATGACAATAAGAAATGTGAAGCTTGGTTTAAGAATCCAGATATTCGGAAAGAACTTGATAACTGTAAACACAAGTGCGAAGAATTATTCAAAAAAGATTATGATAAATATCGTAATCTTGTAACTAATGATAAGTGTTCTCCTCATTGTGCTAAGAAATGTCTTAATGAGTGTCATAAAGCTGAGACAAAACCTAATGATAAGGTAAAAGCAATCGTTATCAAGGGTAATGTGAAACTTTACTCATTTGATGGGATTATTGATAATCTGTTAGGTTAATATAAATCCCCACACCTTGATTGGTGTGGGGATTATTTTTATTTCCAAGAGTATTCATTATTGTTTTGATAATCACTACTATCCATAGATTCAGAATAGAAGTTATCAATAGCTCCTAGCATACTATATCCATTATCTTCTCCTTCTAGTTGCTCTATAGGAATATTGAATTGTCTAGAGTATGCTTCTTTACCAATTTTAGTTGCTAGTATTTGAGCCATCGCCATATCATTTTCCATCTTTTGTTGTGCTAAGAACTGACTATATAGTTTTGTCTTATCAAGCTGTTTTAATTGCTCGTTAACCATATCATCATGTTCGAGATTTTCTATATCTCTAACAATAGATATTTCTTCTGTAGCATTAAAGTCTTGGAAAATTTCTTGTGCTTCGTCATCTGCTGTTCTAAGTGTAGGAATAGAAATATGCCAATTCTCTCTAACATTCTTTCCATAATAAATTGGATATATAGAATATAAGTAAGAGAATAGACCGTCATCATGACTATTAGCAGAGTGGTCTATACGACCAGTCTTCTTAATCTCAAGATTCTTCATTTCTTCATATAAGATTGGAGAAATGAATTTATCATAATGGTCTCTTACACGGTCTGTAAGTAAGTCCATTAACTGTTCTCTTACAGTACCAGTATTATCTACACCATACACTTTAGTAAGTTGCTTTCTCTTATGAGACCTTAATCCATCAGGACGTTCTTCTATAGTACGCTCTTTAATCTCATAATATAGATTATTTCTAATCTTAGATTTCATTAGCTTAGCTAGTGTACCTGTACCTACACCATTACGTTCTATAGTAACAAGTGAGTTAGGTAAGTAGTTTAATACAAGATTATATATTACTGTAGCCAAGTCAACTGGGTTAATATAGTTACAGTTAAAGTCTGCAACAAGTTTAGTAGTCTTAGAATCTGTAACAGAAATTGCAGAGGAGTCCTTAGAATAGCCTGCTGCAACGTCAACACCAATCAATGTCTTATCTCTTGGAGATATCTCAGAATAGATATTGAATAAGAAGTTGGAGATATATACCTGTTTAATTGGGTTACGTACATATCTCTGTACATTTCTAAGTTCCTCCTGTGTAAATGGACAATTCTCAGAAGATGTAGCCCATTCAAGTAAGAATTCACGTCTGATATCAGTCCATTTCTGGTTCTGTTCTTTGATTCTTTCCTTAAGCCATTCTTCAGAATATCCAAGTTGTTGATAAGTAGTTCTAATATATACAAAGATAGACTTCTCGTTTGCATTCAATGTTTCTGTAAGTTTCTGTAAAGAAAAATCATACCAAAGTTCAGAAAATGGAGTCATCTTATTCTTAAGGTCATACATATATTGACCTTCTTCTGTAGTTAAGAAACCAGGTGTAGATGTAAGACAGAGACCATGAGGTGCGCCATTCATTCTACAGTTTCTAAACGCAGTAGTCAATGCAGGCATACCGTTCTGTAAGGATTCTTCTAAGTACTGGAAGAACGCAGACTCGTCTATCCAACAGTTAGTAATAGTTTGACCACGAAGTAAAGATATAGCTGCTGTTCTATTACGTGCCATTGGAAGTGCCTTAATATTATTAAAGTTAATCTTATGCTGGATATATTGTACAGTGTTAGATGCTTTAAGCTTCTTACCATCTACGCCGAATGCTTGGTCAAATCGTAAATAAGATGGTAATGCTTTAATAATATCTTTAAGAGAAGATAGGTTACGCTTAGCATCATCATGTTTCTTATTAAGGAATATCATATTAGCATTTCGAGAACCAAAGTTATATACCCAAGAATACCATACTTCAGTAGCAACAGTTTTACCTGTTTGACGAGGTTGTTCTTGATAAATATTAAGATTCAATGTAAAGCAAAAGTTTAATGCTAAGTTACCTCTATCAAGTTTATATCTTACATAAGGTCCACCCTGACTCTGTACTCTAACAACTTCTCTTATATAATACCAAAAGTTTCTCTGACATTCTAGAAATATCTTTTGTTTTGTATAAGGGTCTAAGTAAGGGTCATGTGGGTCTATATATGCTAAGTCCTTATCATATAATAATAGATGGAATTTATTATTTTTTATACCTTTAGCTTTTAGGTAGTAGTGCATATCTAAGAAAGACTGGTTTTTTGTGTTCATTTGATAAAAGATAGATACATATCCTGAACCATCGTATCTTCTATCTTCTTCTATACCATTATTATTTTTATTAGACATGAAACTTAATAATGGAACATATCTACGTTGGTTAGAATTATTTGGTATAGGATTCATAGTAGACAAATTATCTGGTTGATTATACTGCACATCAGTATTATCTTCTTTTTCTTCTATGATAGTAATACCAGTATTTACCACTTTCATGATATAATAACACTCCTTTCTTAAGATTTTATTAATAAGTTGACCTAATCAGGTACGATTAGAGTTATAAATTACCATACCATAAACAAATAAGTAAAATATTATGGCTAAAAGCCAGGAGGTAAGTATTATGAATAATAACAATTACAACAGTCAGAACAACGGTGGAAATGATATCTTCACTCCCACTACTCGCTCAGCTTACAGATTCTTTAACTCTGAATCTGAAATCGACAATACTTCTATGAGTTTCAACTTCTGGAACTCTCTGCTCAAGATTACAATGAATCCTATCATTGTAAAAGAAGGTTCTGCTAATAAGGTAGATACAGATAATCATGTAGATATCTATCTATCTCCCTCTAAGGCTAAGATGCTTCTGTATTGTGTAAAGGAATTCAGAAAGAATCCTGATGCTTATACAAACATCGGTGTTAACACAAACAAGGGTATCATCTTTATTGCAAATGGTGATAAGATGTTTGGTCACGGTGGAATTTGTATAGTAATCAATCTTATTAACAATGAGACTGGTGAAAAAGAAGCAGAAGCAGCATATGAGTTTAATACTAAGGACCTGTATGCTATTACAAACTATATGGGTGGTTCTGACTTTAGTAAGGATTCTAGTTATGCAGATAGTCTTGAACTCGACATGTTTGAAAATCTGCTTGTACAGTTTATCAATGCATCTACAAATGCAGTAGCAGCATCTATCATGGAGACTGGTAAGTTCAATGAAGCAAGACAGTTCAGCTTTATTAAGGATGTAAGAGAAAAACTTGGAATTTCTAAGAGCGATGGAAGCAAGAATTATAATCGTTCTAGCTGGTTCAATAATAACGGTAACAGCTCTTCTTCTGTATCTTCTGAAGGTTCAAAGAATAACTCTTCTACCTATGAAGACGTTATGAATGACATCGCATCTATCATGGATTAAAATTTTGAGAGGGAATGTAATCATTCCCTCTCTTTTATTAAGAGGTGTATACGTATGATTTTAACAATAATAACATTAATAGTGGGACTCTTCTGTTATATATGTATAATTGGTAGAGTTAAAGATAAAGAGTATAAAACCTATATAGGAGACTTACTCTTTAGAAAAATACATCCTTATTTATATCTTATCATATTAAGTATAACTACATGGATTATTGTAATTAAACTTATCAGGAGGTTAATTAATTATGTACACTATCATTAAAGAAGGAAAATATTTATATAAGACTTATAGAGGAGATTATATCTTTTCTGATGTAACTAATGTCTTATTTGATACAGAGGAACAGGCTACTAATTGGTTATATTTTAATTCAGATAGATTTGATAGTGAAGGGGCTCATGTAGAAATGACATTAAAAATGATATGAGGTGACTATAATGCATTGGAGAAAAAGAAAGAAATGTAGAAGACTTGCAAAATCGCATGGTTTTACACATTATCATAACTATAAAAAATATATGTGGCTTAGAAGTATACTAAGTAAAGAATTTGTTGCACAAGTATCAGAAGAATATGAGCATATTTTCAATATTCCTGATATTCCAATACTAGTCAAACAGCATATACCAATCTATGATGATAAAGAAATGATACCTCAAGAAAAAGCACAATGGACTCACGAAGATTCTGTTAGAGAAGCTAAAGACTTATTAAAAGGTGTTTCTACTCCATTCTTTGATGATATTGAACAGAGTAAGACTAAAGAAAGATATGAATATATCGATAGCTTAGCTGATGAAGAACTAATTCGTTTAGCAACCTTAGTAGGAAATTCTATTGTATCTTCGTTAGATAATAATCCAGATAGTTCTCTATTTGAAGAAAAGGAGGAATAATTATGGCAATCGATTCTATTAAAGTAGAAGAAGTTCAACCTGATGGTAGTAAGAAAGAAATCAAAATAGATAATGCTGCAGCTGGATATCATAATTATCTAGTTATGTTTAATACTCTTATCGACCTTGATTTTGCTGTACTTAGAATGGTGCAAGCTGAGTATAATAATCCTAAGTTTGTAGACCAGAAAGTTATGCATATGACTACTAAAGAAGTTAAATTTCTTCTTATCAATAGAGAAGACCCTAATCCATTAACTATCTGCTTTAAAGATAAGATTATTGCTGATTCTATCTATAAAGAAATCATGTCTACTAGATATGGTGATTTGCTTAAAGAAGATAAGTATATGGCAATCACTGGCATATTCTTCTTAATATCTGTATATGCTGCTATGGATAACTCACATGTTACTGTAGTATGTGGAAATGAATTAGAAGAGAAAATCATAAGACGTTATCATAAAAACATTAACGTCAAAGTAGTCAATGAGTTAACTGACATTGATGTAAATGATTATACTGAATTCATTTTCAAAAGTAAGTATGATGTATATAAGTTTAAACAAAAATTCGTTGAGAAGCGACTTTTGTTATTAAACTACAAATTCAATGTCTATTTTGATGATGGTATATTATTCTCTGATTTAGAACTTGGACATTGGTTATGGGAAACAGGATTCTCTAAAGCTGCAATCATTGATACTTACAGTAAAGAAGATGAAGACTATGCTACTCTAAAATTCAAAAGAGTAGTAAAAAAGAAACCCAAAAACAAATAAATAATATTATATATTTAAGGAGGAACCGAAATATGGTTTATTCAAACGTAGTAGGAAAAGAAGCTCTTAGAGCTATTCAGAGTGAAACACTTGCTGTAATTGCAGATGCACTTTTGAAGTCTTTTGGACCCTATGG